CATACCCTGATTTCGTGTCGCACCCGCCTCGGGGTACAACGGGTGCGACGCACCCGTAATAAGTCCGAGTGCTCCCCTCACTGTGGTTTCTTAACCACTTCCCTTTCGGGAACCATGGCTCCGGAATATTAGTATGCCGGAGTTGGAAGTAACCTGATGTGATGAATATCAGGCCGCCGATCCAAAGGTTCGGAACGTTGTGATGCTAACTGGGATCTCTCTGCAGAGACCATCCAGTCCATCAGTTGGTTCCAACCATCGGGATTCGCACACTTCCGTGTACGTAGAGAAAATTCAGCGACAGTGAAAACTGCACACTGAAGATTCTCATCATGTTTAAAGTTCTCATCTTGGGAACCTTTAAACATGAAACCCCGATAGATCTCTCGTCGAGTCGTTGACAACCTTGAAAGCTTCGGTTGAAGCTTCGTAAGGTAGTCAGAGACGTCGAACCAGCTCCTGTCAAAGAACTGGTTTTGCGAACTAATCGTCGCTGCGAGAGACTTCGGATCTTTCCCGTTAAGGAGGCTATACCGGAGGTAGACTGGAGTAACGTCCACTCCCCGGAAATAGTCTCCCCCGCAAGATTCTCTGAACTCACCAGTCCAGAAACTCTTACGGGTGTTGACCTTAAGTCCAAACGACTCGAGGTCTCGTATAACGGGAATTGCAGTCTCTGTAGGAACGATGATATCATCGCCGTACAGAGATACGGAACGTAATGCTTTCATCACATTACGTCTCGTAACAGGCTGCGCCTGCGCCCTGAGAACCCCAGCGATAACTATGATCGTAAAGACCATAGTTTCGAATGGGAAACAGAGCGCAGAACCCATCGGCGCGAACTTCTGAAGGAAGATAGTCTTTCCTTCGAAGTCCGCCCTGGTTGTCCTGCAAGCGAAGACAACGTCTCGCAAGAGACGATGTCGACGAAGCATGTTGGCAACTAGGGAGACATGAACTCGGTCACTAGCCTCAGATAAATCGAGAGTGGCGACTGAGCCATCGATTGAACCGGCGAGAGCCAGACTTCTCTGGCGCTCTTGATCAGTCCAATCGATCGAGGACCTTAGGGAATCGTCTTGCTTAATCCTTTTGAGGATGGCAAGATGAATTCCCTGCTGAACAAACTGGTTTGCAGTTTGATCAGCGGCAATGATCCTCGGTGTCTTCTGCGTCTTGGGAACCAAAATGACGCGCATAGAATGCTCGTCTTTTGGAGAGAGAGGTCGCAGAGAGTTGCTAACGTCAAGCATATGATGAATATTTGCGAAGCAAACATCA